ATTACCATTACTGTCATTGTACCCACCTAAATTACAAATTTTCTCGTCTTTAAGTTCTGTGGGTAAACCAAACCTTACGATTTCTTTTCTTCTCAATTTAATTTTTCTACTTATCATATTCTTTGTTTTAAAGTTGTCGGGGGCAGGGAATCGAACCCCATCTGTAATACTTTGTACTCTGTGCTGCCATTGAACACTACAACCCGATATAAGTAGGGGATTTTACTCCCCTACTTTTTTATTTTATAATCCAGCTACACACTGTAAGTCAATTGAAGTATTGAAACGTCTCAACACAACTTGACCTGTTTTCATCATATGTAATGAACTAGCATCTTTATCAGTTGCAACAACATCGTTACCTGATAAGTTTTGGCTAACCTCGTTCATACCTTTTACCATAGCACGTACCATAGAACGACCTTTTTTACTGATCATCATTAAGTTAGAAGCACCATCATAAACTGAAGTATCAACAAAAGTCATACGATAAGACTCTAGAGGTAAACCAGTTTTAGGGTGGAATAAACCTTTAGAAGCAGGACCATCATCATATAGACGATTAGTTACTACATTAACAGTGTAACCATCAACGTGTTGATAAGTATCGAAGTAACCACCTAATTTTAAGTTGTATCCTCCACCACTTACGAAACGGTTGTCAGTTAACTTGATGTAACCAGCACCTAACAATTCAGCTTTCATTGCTTGATCAAATGCATCACGTCCACCTGTACCAGTAAACAATGTGATTTGTTTGTTTTGAGCATCACTCATACCAAAGAAAGTATCACGAATTGTTTGTTTGATTTTCTCAGCAGTTAATTCAGAATAAGTATCTTTATTAACAACTTGTTCTAACAAACCAGAACCACGATAAATTGGGTTACCTTCTTCGTCACGTTCATTGATTTGACCGTTCATATCACGGTTTGATTTTGAATACCAGTAGTTAGATTCACACTCTCTACGGAAACTCAAGTTATGTTGCCATTCTTCAAATGACCACCATAATTGTTTAGTTCCTCCACCTTTGGTACCTAATTCAACACCTTTAGCTCCACGGTATTTAACGTTACCTTCCCAAGCATAAGACTTACGAATAGTTGAAACGTCACCACGAACTTTAAAAGGAGCAGTTGAAGTAGACTCAGATCCACGTGATCCAAAACTAGCAGCAGCATACCAACCTAATGAGTATAAAGCACCAGCACCTAGTTCACTTGCAGGAATAAATTCACTTGTAGATTTAGCACCAGCAATTTTTACTTTATATTGCCATTGTGAACCTGTGTTTTTACGATCTGTAATAACTAATTGGTAACCTCTAGGAGAGATAATAGTGTATTTGTTAGGGAATAGACCTTCGTTGAAAGTCATTAAAAATTCACCAAATCCAATACCAGCGTTAACCATAGTAACTGCAGCTGCCAAAGGAACTGCTTTAAAAATACGACCTACTACATCATATTCGTATTCGTCTCCTTCAATTTCCATTGTAGAACGCATACCTTCTGATAAGTAATGAAGAGGGAAACGGTTATCCTCGTTACCCATTAAATAGGTAAGTACCGGAGTGATTTTTTCTGGTTGAAGCATCAACTGACGAGCTAAAGAAGCGTCATTAGTTTTCATGCTTTCATTCCAGGTTTGAGCTGTGATAATTCTAGCCATGTTTATTTATTATTTATTTTTAAGTTTAGTTTTCCATGTTATCCCAATCAATACTATCATTTGCAACACCATTTGTAGCATTTCCTCCTTTTAATTTAGAAGTACCACTCTTCAACTTATCACGTAAACCATTGGCTTTTTGTGTTTGAGCTGCGGCAGATATGTATTTATTTAGGTTAAATTTATTTTTAACAGCAATAGCCAATTCTACACGTTTAGAAGGATCTTTTAGAATTTCATTTAAGTCTTTCATAAAGGCACCTTGCACATCGTAATCAAAAATTGCTTTCTTTTCACTTACAGGAATACTAAAGTTGTTAACTTTACCATTATCAATAACTTGTTTTACATTACCAAAAAACCTTTGTGTATTTTGTTTTTTAACAATGTTAGCTTGTCTTTCTTCTTCTAACAAACCAGCCATTTCTTTTTCTTGAATAGCTGCTAATTTAGTTGAAGCTGTTTTAGCTTGTTTAGATAATGTACCTGCAATTTCCAAGTCGTCTATTGCTTCTTTTATTTCATCATCAGAGTAGTCCATCTTTCTATAGAATGTCCTCATTACTGATTTCTGAATATCTTCGTTTGTTAAATCCACAGATTTATAATCAATCTCTGGGTTAACAGTTGTAAAGAACGATTTTACTTTATCTTCAGTTGCGTCTTCACCCAACATTTGTAAGTAATCAAAAAAGTTAGATGCTACTGGTGGTAAGGCTTCTAGCCATCCGTTTAATTTTGCATCTGCAAATTCTTCAGCAGCTCTTTGTGTAAATTGTATTAAACCATCTTCTGAATCTTCAAACTCTTCATCTTCACCTAGTTCAATACCTAATTTATCAGCTATGCTTTTAATAAAATTGCTTTCACCAGAATCTTTATCTTCATCAGTATCGTCTTCTTCTTCTTCGTCATCTGTTGTGATTTCTTCAACAAAATCATTTTTTGCACTTCCCGTAGGTTCTTTCTTTGACGTATTGTCATCCTCAGCTCCTGTAGTTGTTGCATCTTTTTTAGGTCTGCCTCTTTGTTTTTTATTTTCAGGTTCAGCAGTTTCCTGTGGTGTTGTTGGTTCTGGATTAATAGGGTCAGCTATTCCTGTTCCAACTTCAGATGTATCTCCTAGAGTTACATCATCAAAATCTAAATCATCTAAATCACTCATATTCTTATGTTTTCGTTTGTAAAATTAGTATTTAATATCCATAGTATAAAATAGATGCTAAAAGTTATTTTTAACACCTATTTTATATTACACTTTATTTCTCTCCTTTTTGCTTATTTTCTTTAGCAACTCGGAAAGCCATGTCTGCTTTGTACTTCTCAGTAGCAGATCTACGTTGAGATTCTATTTCTTTTTGAGATAATTCTTGTTGTTTAAGTCCAATTTCTTGTTGCTTTAAACCTATCTCAGCAGCTTTAGATATGTCTGCAACATTAGTACCCTCATCTATAGCATAGGCTGTAAGTTCAGTTTTACGTAAATCCCATTCACCTTTTCTATCTATAAGTTCTAACTCACGTTGATGTTGCATGTTAGCATATTCTTCTTGTTGAGCAGCCAATTGTTGTTGTTGTTCACCTTGCATCTTTTGTGCTTGTTGAGCATACTCATCTTGTTTTTGTTCAGCATAAAGCATCTTAGCTTTAAGTTCTGTAAAACTATCTGAGTTAATTACATCAATAATCATAGATGGTTTGGCACCATTTTGAATAAAGTTTTGTAATTGACCTTCAAGCTGTTTACGTTTTTCAACTTGTTTACCGCTTAAAGCTACAAATATACCATACTCAGCTTCAGAATGTTCAATAGGATCTACATCCATGTAAACTATCTTACCACTATCTGGTAACACAAATGAAGTTTTCTTACCATCTATCCAAGCAAACTTTGAGTAGTCAAGTAATCCTTGATACTCTCTTTCTTTAAATTCATCAAATAATGTAAAGTAAATCTCAGTAATAAGTGAAGATTGTACTACAGATCTTTCTACACCACCAACAGTTTCAGATGTGTTAATCTGACCTTGTCTTTGTCTACTTACACCACATACTTCTTCCCATTCAGATTTAATAAATCTAAGTAGTTCTATATAAGATTGAATAGTAGAAGATGCCATTTTAAGTACAGATTGATGTGTAGAAGATTCTCTAAAACCTTCTTTGTTTCTATCTATAAATAAGATGTTAGTAGCATCACCGTACAATAACCACTCATCTAATGACATGTTTTTAGGTTTTAGATTTACATCTAACTGTATCATATCATCTTTCATCTTAGCCATAGCTAATTTAAGACGGTGCATTGTAGCATTATAAAGTACTTGATAAGGTACACCTAATATTACTAATGATATATTTCTAGAGTTAATAGCAGATAATACTCTACCGTTATAAGGTAGTTTACATTTAGCTAAGTTATCTAAAGAAGTTCTTTGTACAGGAATAGCACGTATTCTAAAGTACATATCTGTACCAATCAAATAACCTTCCCAAATTTCATTTACCCAATACCATTCTACTTCTTGCCCAGCTTCTTTAAGTGGTTTAAAAGTTTCTTCTACTTCAATAGATTGTTCTACACCGAACTCATCCATGAAGGTACAGATACCAACTTTCTTTTTACTTTTCCAAACAACGTGTTTAACTTCAACCAAACGATTGTAAACATTTTGAGGCCCAGTACGATCATAGAGATTAGGAGCACTAGCAGAGAATACGGTAGTATTGCTACCCAAAGTTTCAATTTTGTTAATAGCATCTTTAGTTTCTTGTTCTGTTTTACCTAAATCATCATAGAAAAATTCAACAATAGTTGAAGGATTCATGTACTTACGTCTAACTACCCATTCAGCATCTTCAATAAACTGGTTATCTGGATCTTTATCGTAGTCAATATCTAATACGTTAACTACCTCATAATAAGGTTCGTTGTTTTCAATAGTTTTATATGAGTAAACTTCACCGGATACTAACCAATGAAAAAACTCCAAATGAAATTTCTCTTGT